TCTCGAATCCGTTCTTGCCTACTTTCACCGCTGTTTGCTCCATGGCGAGTTTGAGGAACTCGTTGTTGTATTTATTGAAAACAGGATAAAGGAGCGTCGGATCATGCTTTAAGGCCCGGTCTATTTGCTCGTGCCTCCAGTCGTGGCGGCTTACCTGTCCGATATAGATATCGGTGATATCCCAACCATATTCCTTGAAGATCCGGATGATGGTATCTTGATAGGACTCGGAGTTATTGCCGGTAGTCCACGTGAAGGTCTGGTCATAAAAGAAGATGATATCACGTTTGAGCTTGTATTTGTAGTATTCGCAAACCTGACGAGCCAATTCATCCAGCTTATCGGGGGTCTTGACAAAGAAGCTCTTTAGGGTACGTAATTGATGGCCTTGTACCTGTCCGATACATGCGGTATTGATTGCGGAGTTACTATCGAAACCGATTAGCAAGGGAGCGTCCATATCCAGATCCCCATCGGCTAGGCATCCGGCCAGTCGCAGCCGGTTCCAGTCCGCTCCCATGCTACCCATGTAGCGAGTATCGCCGGGGGTATAGAAATGGTAATCGTTCAAGGCCGAATAGAAGCCATTAGCGACACGGAACAGGCGTTCGTTCATGAACGCGGTACGCCATATAAGGGAAGGGACGTTGCGGTACATTTGCCAAATGTAATCCTTGCCTACGACTTCCATGTTATCGAAAATATCATACTCTCCGTAATATACCGTGTACTCCCGGGTCTTGCCACGCATAGGTTTGACAGGTGCTTGATACTTACGGGCCAACATTAAGTCATGGCGTAATTCTTTGTATTTGCGTTGGGTGTATGATGTTTGTTCCGGAAGGCGCTCGGTTAATTTCATTTCCCGGTATAGGTTCCGGATCAAGTTGATATGAACCGGATTCATGTCGTTGATCTTATCCAATATCCAACGTCCGGCTTTTAAGGTTGGCATATCCGTGGAATAGAGAACGGAATGATGCCAAGGGCATTGGTTGAAATCTTGCAAATTTCCCCGATTGGCGGGATCAACCTCGGATTTTATCTTATCGTAGTCTAGGAATTTCGCCTCCGGACCGATTACCCAATCTAAGGACATGGAGTTCGCTGACATCCCTTGACTGAAGGAGAGTACGACCAATACGGTGCCATTCCAGAAATGAATGCAATTGCCCCATGCGGTCTGAAGCGGCGGGCGCTTGGGCTTTCCGAAGTTGGCGGACAGGGGTGCCTTGCGGCCAACAAAGAAATGAATGCCCTCGATATAGCCCCATTCGGCGAGAGCGTGAATAATCGCCGGTAGCGTATTACCCCAAGCCTTGGCATAGGATGGAGAGATTAAAGCCCCGGTAGAACCCGGCATGGACCAAACATTCCGGATGATGAAGCGTGCGTCCAAACCCTCGGATTTACCGGTACCACGGCTACACACCCAATACTCGTCGTGGGCGGCGATCGCCATTCCCATGCGTTGCATCTTATTGAAAAACTTGCGTTGCGCCTCTTTCGCTTTACGGGTGAAAGGTTCAGTCATCAGTGCCATAGTCGTCTGTAATGGGTTCAATATCTACGATATCATGATCTTGCTTGAACAATGCCCGGAATGATTTCCTTTCTTCTTCAAGATTAGGGATAGGCTTGAAATCATCTCCCATTAACGTGACATCATCGGATGGCTCAAAGCAGGGTGGTTCCCAAGCGCTTCGATCAATGTCATCGTCTTCTTTATCGGAGCGGGTGTATTTACCGATCTTGTCCGCGTTGGCGGCGATACCTTTGGGGTCTTTGGCTTCCCGGGCGATGCGGATACCTTCCTTGGCGGCCTCGATCACCATGTAACGATACCAGTTCTTGCCGGCTAACTGTACATTTCCTACGAGTCTCCGGATAGCGGCCAGATCACGGTAAGCGGTGGCTTGTGATACGGGCTCACAACTGCCGTCGCAACCGGCCATCAGGAAAGCGATCAGGTCTTTGTCGGCTGTCATGGGGTCTTCCAATAACTTGGAAACACATAACATCCAGCGATCTTTTTGCATAAGCTCCCGGCAGGAGAGAAGGCTTGCCGCTTCTTCATGCCCTTTGAAAAGTACCGTGGCTATCTTGTCGTATGATGTTAGTTCCTTGTTCATTCTTTCTAAATAGGTTATGATAAAGGGGAACAGCCAATACCTTATGGATTGTCTATTCCCCTTCATTATGGAAGCAAGATTTATTTCAAGTTATCCAGTTCCGCCAGCTCACGTTTGTAATAAGCCAAGCGTTGTTCTGATTTTTGCCGGAGGTTAAGCTTTCCGTTTTTCTCATGTTGGGCGATAGAGGTTTCCGTGCGCCGGATATTCTCCCTCAGTCGTTCGATCCGGTTGGCGATCTGCATACCTTTCAGCAATTGATCGGCCGGGAGCTCCTCGGTTTTTTGAACCTCGGTTTTTAACTGGATCTGCTTACCCTCGGCCCAAGCGTCGATCTGGTCCCATAGCTTGGTACGGCGGCTCCAAAGCTCATGCACCTGATCGGCGATCGGCTTGCGTTGCTCCGGAGTAAGGGCCTCGTTCTGCATCTCCGTGAATAAGGCGGCGTACAAGGGGGTGATCTGGCGGACCTCGTCGAAGATCGTACGGATGTTATCCGGAAGGGAGGAGTATGTGGCGATCTTCGCTCCGGGCCGTAACAGGGCGAATTGATCTTGCAGTTCTTGCAACTCTTCCTGCGCTTCCTCCAGCTCGGCTTGCAATTGATCGATCTCTCCGGATTTATCGTCATTGTCTTCCTCCAGCTCGGTGATCTTGTCTTGTAGCTTGAATAGCTCGGATTCTTTCACGAGGATTTCTTTTAAGACTTTATCGCCTTTTTGCTGATCCGCTGTTTTCTCGATCGCCTTTGTTGCCGCGACCGCTGTTTTCAAGAGTATCGAACCCCGTTCGGAGATTGTTATCTGGGGTTGGGCCGACGATAGGCGCGCTACGGTTGTCAACTTATTCACCAATACGGTGAAATGGGAATCGAACTGCGGAACCTCCTTTACCTCGCTAAAGAAAGCGATATACTTCTTTCTCATCTCCTCCGGAGCTAGAGCTTGAAAAAGCGCTAGACCGTCCGCGTATTTACGCTTACGGTCCGCTAACCAGTATTGTAATGTTATCATTTAAGAACCTCCTTCCGGTGGAGTAGGAGCTACCCCGGTGAATAATGCGTCTATATCGATAGGCGTTCCCATGATAATCATAGGGGCGGGGCTATCGGCCTCGAAAGTGAAGGACCAACCTCTTTTGTCGGCCGCCGCCTTGCCGCCGTCGAAAGAGGCGGTAACCGTACAAGGATAGCCGGGCTGTCCGATAAGCTGCTGGCTCTCGTTGTCCTCGATGATCAAATAGCCGGGCGTATTGCAGATCTGCCGGGCGAAAGCGGCGGCTTCCACTTTCTTGCCGGGGTGGAAGAACTCGCCGCTGATCTTGTAACTTTTACAATCTGTCTCGCCTTGAGACTCCGCTTTGTATCCTACAGTTGCCCGTGTCGCGTAAATAGGTGTCGGTTTACCTCCCGACTCTAAAAAGGTAAAAGCTCCTGTCGCCGTCACGAAATCGGCTGTGGCCTTGGCCTCTTTGGGGAGCGTGGGGACGACAGAGACTGAGGTTTCCGGAATAAAGGCGATACGACCTTTATAACCCCCCATATTGTCCGCTCCAGCTGGCCATAAAACAGGGCCAAACGAGGCGCACATCACATAATCCGCCGGAACGTCCGCCCCCATGAAGAGGACGGATAGCACCGCTAGCAGAAACAATACGGACAAAACTTTTCTGAAATCTTTCATCGTTTTATTTATTTACTGGTTTTACGATTTGGTATAAGTACCGGAAGCGGTGAAGTCCTCTCCATCGGCTACCGTGACTTTCACGTCTGCCGGCTTGGTATAACCGGCGATATCCTTGAAGGATACGGTTTGCTCACCTTTGGGTATGCCTAAAAGGGTAGCTCCGCTTCTCATCCATTCGCCGTTCTCGCCCACCTTCCAAGCGGCACCGGCTTCTATGGCCTCGTCGCTCTCGATCGTGACGGTCAGGGCGGCACCGGTTACGTAGTCGCCCGCTAAATCAACGCCCTCATTGGTGAACTCGTTAATCTGGAATACCTTCGGATGGATATCCTGAAAGCGGGTACCGTACCCGGCTTGTAGCCAGAACTGAACCTCGTTCGGGTCCTCGAAGATATCGCGGATCTGGACGAACCGGGTCGCCTTCTTCGTATTCACGCCAAAATCCAGCATTCCGGGACGGATTAAGATCAAGGCCTGTCCTGTTCCGTATGCCTCATGGGTGACAGGTTCCAGTCCCGGGAACTTGGCGTCGTCCTTGACCGCCTTCCAAAACTCCTCGGTGGATGGGCGGGCGAACGCTTTTGTCTTTTGCCGGTAAGCCTCCTTACAGATCAACTCGATCTCGTTGGCATAATACAGGATCGCTTTACGGCGTAAGAAAGGATGTGCCGCACGTAAGAAGTTGACCAGACGATCGTAATCATCTACACCGTCACCACTGCCAAACGTACCGGTACGTACTAGGTTACGATTCGCCATGGTGATATCCTTCGTTGTCTTGAAATGATCGATCCAAGGGAAAAATCCGGTGAAAGAACTCATCGGGCTATACACATTGTCGTTTCTCTCGGCGAAGAAAGCGGAGAAAGTGATATCCTCCGAATGGCTGATGATGTGATTATCCACCACGAATTTCTCCATGGGGTGTTTCTTTACCGTATGGTCCACCTTCTCTCCGGCGTTGGAGAGAATACGTTTCTCCGTATAATTTAAGATGTTATCCTTCAAACGAGAAACGGTAAGTTCCGGTTTAATGGACATCTCTACCAATTTACCGATCTCATCGGGATACTTAATCTCGGCCCCGGCTTTATATGGGCCGGTGTGTCCGGCTTTGCGGCGAGCGTTCACGATCACGTCCTCATTCTCGATCTCGATCACGTTGAGCTTCATGGCCGCGGCGAACTCTTGAAACGTGAAATAGGGAAGGGTACGCAACACGTTATCGTAATCCTTCGCATAACGATTCAGTTTCTCAATATCTAAAATGCCTTGTTTTGCCATTGTTCTTAGTGTTTAAAAAATCCTGTTTTCTCAGCCTCGGCCATGATAGCGAGGGTATCATCCTCATGCTTATCGGCGAAATCCTTGATATCTCCGGTCTCTGC